AGCTTCATTCCTCAAAAGGACTTTTAGATATAACACCCATTTGGGTCACTTTGTCTGTCCTTTGGAGCATTCTTCGATATCCAAAATGCTCACGCGTTGCGTTCGCACGCGCGAGCATGTTCCCGAATACCATATGTTGGAGGTTGTTAATACCGCTCTGAGCGAGTATTTTTGGTATGGGAAAAACATCTTCGAGGATAGAAGGCGATTATTCGTTAATATTCTCGAGGAGGCTGGCTTGCTTAAAATAGCACCTTCATATTATGTTGTTCCAACGTGGAAAGACTTATATGAACGCTACATTAAAGCAAACAGAACAGCACGCTTTTAAAGCGTGTGGTGGGCGACAAGCAGAGCCCTGGTGATAAACCTAAAGATCTCTTTGAGGTTAGGAATGCGGCAATGATTTTATTTTCCGAGTAAGTCATGCGACAGTGAATCCTTTCCAATAACGCCAGACCTTATCTAGGGTCTATTAGGATAATGTGTGGGCGTAAAAATAGGCTATTATCCTTTGGAAATAGAGCAGGATATAGGGTGAGTTACCGTCCTGACTCGAAATCAAAACTCCCTGAAACAAATGAGGTTGGCGGCCCGACGATGCCTGCTAGCGAATCCCACGCTATATCCGGGAAGGATAGGGGGGTATCCTCAACACCCTCCAATGAAACCATTGCTCTCCCCACAAGTCAATTTGAGGTCACTCAATTTGTTGATGAGCAAGATTTCAGCACCAATCGTATTTCCTCTGAATGCGACCCCACATTTACATCTGATGCCTTAAATGTGGGTGGAATCGATGGATTCCTTAGTCGTCCCGCCGTTATTCACGAATTCGATTGGGTTGAAGGAACACCATTGAGTGGATTTTATATCGAACCATGGTACCTTTTCTTCAACAACCCCGCCATCAAAAGGAAGATTGATAATTATGCATTTATTTCGTGTAAATTGCATATCAAAATTCTTGTTAATGCAACACCATTTTTGTATGGTGGGGTAATTGTTTCCTATGAGCCACTGCCCAGCTTTGGATACAATTTGAATCCAGGTGTTTCGAACGACTTCACTCTCAGTGAAATGTCACAAGCACCCCACGTTTGGATTCTACCACAGCTCAATCAAGGCGGAGAGATTGAGCTTCCGTTCTTTTATGATACGGACTGGCTTGAGCTGACCTCTGAAACAGATT